TCCTCTTCGACCCCCAAGGCCTCCCAGACCCCCTAGCCGACAAAGATGCCTTCGCCAACGAGTTGGCGATGCGCATTAACGCCGTCGTGCAGGCGCAGACCCAGGCGGTCCGAGACGACTTCCAGGGCCAGCAGTCCCAAGCGGGCGCCGCCGAGCGTCTGTGGGATGGCTTCGCCACCAAGTACGAGCAGTGGGCGGAGTACCCCGAGCTGGTCGAGACAATCGCGGTTCGCGTGACGCAGGACGCCATGGCCCGCGGGATCGACCCTCAGAAGTATATGTTCCAGAACACGGCCCTCTTCTATCAGGACGTGGCGAAGGCGCTCGACGAGCGTTTCGGCCGCCTTGTGGAGGATGAGGACGAGGATACCCCAGTGAGACATCGCCGGAGTGAGCCGTCTGACGACGGCAGGACTGGCGGGATGTTCGGTGGGACAGAGTCAGGCGGACGGCCAACAAGTACACCAAAACAAGAAGGGCCGGACATGATCGCTGACCTCTGGGCCATCCAGAAGAAGATGGGTATCCACTGACGAGCTGGGCGCCTGCTTCTCCTTTCCCAGGCGCTCTGGGGTCCGCGGTTTCCCGTCGCCGCGGACCCCACCCTTTCGCAGGAGTGACGAAGATGCGGAACTGGCTGATTGGACTCTATACGGCTTTGGCCCTCCTGGGGCTAGGGATCGTTACGACTCTACACGCCGAGGAGGTCCTCCACGAGAGCGTCCTGCTCCTCCAGGGCATGCTCTGCGACACCCCCGAGGAGGCGGCCGAAAGTTTCGGCGCCGGGGCCCCCGTGGGCTCCTGCGGCTTCCTCTTCGCCCCCGCGCCCGTCCGGATCGTCCGGGTCGGGACCGTTAACGGCCACGCCCTTGTGCGCTACGAGTTCCTCTTGCAGGAATGGGTGCAGTACGGGATTGGCCCCGCCGACGAAAAGGCCCCTCCCGAGAAGGGTGCTTGACACGCCATACCGCTGGATGCGAGAGTCCCTCTCAAGTCTGGCGGGAACCAAGACAACTAGGAGCGAGTTCCAATGAGCTGGACCTTTGACGCGCCGAGTGGGACCTACAAGAACCACGCGCTTTCCACCGACATCCGGCGTGAGGCCATTGCCGACACGCAGTTCATGAAGTTCTTCCGCGCCGAGCCCGGCTATGGGAAGAAGAAGGGTGAGTCGGTCACGATCACCCGTATCATGAAGCTGCCGCTCGCCGGCCGCGTCTCCGAAACGGAGCGCCTGCCCAGCGGCCGCCCGGCCATCGAGACCAAGACGGTCTCCGTGAGCCAGTGGGGCTTCAAGGTGCCGGTCACCGAGTTCGAGACCCATCTGACGCACTTCAACCTCATGGACCCGATCCAGAGCGCCCTGCGCGACCAGATCAGCCTCACCATGGACGTGATGTGCTCCACGGCCCTCAAGCTCTCCCCGCTGAAGTACACCCCGCTCTCCACCGGCGGTGAGTTCGTGACGGACGGCACCGCCGATAGCCTGAGCAACCGCAACCTGGAAGTGCAGGACCTCCGGCGCATCCATGACCGCCTCCACGGCACCCTTAAGGCGCCGAAGTTCAAGAGCGGCAAGTACATCGGCATCCTCTCCACCCGCGCCGCGCGCGGTCTGAAGAACGATCCGGAGTACAAGGATTGGCTGGCGCCGACCACGAGCGACCCGCTCATCAGCGGCAAGCTCAAGGACATCGAGGGCTTCACCCTCTACGAGACGAACCACACTGACGCCCTCGCCGACCTGATCGGCACCTCGACCACGACTGGCGACGCCGTCTTCTTCGGCGCCGACGCTGGTGGCCTGGTGAAGATCATGGACCCGGAAATCCGCTCGGGCATCCCCGAGGAGCTGGGCACCTTCCGTGAAGTGGGTTGGGTTGGCACCATCGAGGCCTTCCTGGTTTGGGAGAAAGCCTCCCTGGCCCGCGTCATCCACCTTACTTCGCTGTAATAGGAGCGACTACCCATGGCCCACGAACTTCTCCAGAAGCGCTTCGTCACCAGCCAGTTCCCGACGCAGGTCGAGGACGCCCCGGCTGCCGGCGGAGTCGTGGACTTCAACGCCACCGGCGATAAGTTCGGCTTCCAGGTGATCGTCCCGATTGACGTCTATCGGTTCGGCATCATCACGAACGCCGCAATGGACCCCGATGCGGGTGGCTTCGTCCTCGCCCTCGACAAGCGCGTCCTCGTCGGTTCCGACGCAGGCCGCGTTGAGATCGACGTCCTAACCCGCGCCGACGCTCAGACCGTCGCCCAGGGTAAGGTAGTTGCCCGTGAGGTCATCGTCCCGGTCGCGCAGGCGAACGGCGATGACACCCTCGCTGGCGGCGTCACCGATCAGACCTCGGTGGTCAATGTCGGCCCGAATGGCCCGGCCCGCTTCGTCCCCGGCGACGAGCTGATCCTGGAGGTCACCAACGCTGTTGGCGCCGCCTCGACTGGCTACGTCTGGTTCGAGTACGCCGAGCTGCCCTTCGACATCGCAGCGGCTGACGTAATCCGCGACACGACCGGCCAGTAACAGGAGGCCTTAATGGCCATCATTAACGCCTTCGACCGTTACAAGCACCTGAGCGAGCTGAACTCCCCCTTGGTCACGGCCGAGGGGGTGCTCACCCCGCAGGTGCGCAAGCAGCGCGTGATGGACGCCCTCTCCCAGGGCTTCACCTCCGGCGCTGGCACTGTCGGCGCCGCCACCGTGGCGGCCATCGAGTCGATGGAGCCGAACGGCGACCGCGCCACCCGACTGAACTTCGTTAACTTCTCCCTCGGCAACGGCGGAGACGGTGCGGCCCTCGGCATCGGTGCCCTGGCCTATACGTTCCCCGCTGGTGACTTCCTCTTCATCGACGCGCAGATCAAGGGGACCTTCTCCTCGGTCGGCCTCTACACGAACGCCCTCGATGCTGGCCTCGGGCAGACCATCGCCTCTGGCGTTGTCTCCGTCCTCGGTGGCACCGCCGAGTTCGAGAACTATATTGGTTCGTTGACCTCAGCTGCTCTTCCCACGGCGACCATCGTTGGAACGTCTGGTGACGCTGCTGCGAATGGTATCCGCAACCGCGTCGTGCTCGCCGCTACGGCGCACACGCTGCACGTCAACGCCGCTGGCACCTGGACCGACATCGCTGCTGCTTCGCCGGTCCTCTTCAACGGCTACGCCATCATCCGGTGGCGGTCGCTCTAACAAGGGAGACGGGACCCCATGAGCACTGAGAAGATCGACTACGACAGAGGCGTCATCATCCGCACCATCCCCGAGATGGGCATGGACGTCTTCATGTATCGGGACAACCCGGGCGTCTACCTGAACGCCCACGGCGACGAGGTTGGCATCGCACTAGCGCGCATGGCCCACTTCGACGTCGAGAAGTTTGCACTTCAACGCCGGCGCAGGCTGGCGATTGCGGCCGCTGCCAGCGCCGCCGATGCCGAGATGCTGGCCTCTGAGAAGACCACCGGAGAGGTGGTAGTCCTGGAGAAGGATGGGTACAAGATCGTGATGCTGTCCGCCGGACGGCACGTGGTTAAGGACCCGGAAGGCAATGTGCTCACACAAGGCGTTGTCCTCACGTTGGAGATGGCAAAGAAGGTCCTGGAAGGCGTCCGCGCCGCCGTCGAGCAAGACAAGCACCTCAGCACGGCGGAGTCGCCGGCAGCTGTGGGAGTCCGAGCTGGAGTGGGCCGATCCGGAGCTACCGCTCTTCGGCCCAGCTAAGGATGGTAGCTCATGGCCACCTTCCTAGACATTCAGACTGAGGTTCGCGGGAACATCATCGACCTCCCGTCCTTCGTGACGGGTAACGTCCCCCGGTACGTCAACCGGGCGATGCGGGAACTCCAGAACAAGCACAACTTCGTCGTCATGAAGGCGGCCGCCTCTGTGTCCACAGTGGCCGGCACGCGCGTCCTCATGGCCGTCCCGTCGAACTTCAAGGAGTACCGCGGGACCCCGTATGTGATTAACGCCCAAGGCGACACCCGGGAGCTGGCCATCGGCATCTCCCGGGAGACCGTCGAGCACGACATCCCGGGCAACGACGGTGGCGAGGCGGACCCCGACGTCATCATCGGCGCCCCGCGGGTGATCCTCCAGAGTGAGCCCACGGCCGACACCGGCGCCGCGAACTGGGAGGTCTGGCCCCTATCGGACTCCCTCTCCCTCTACGCGAACGGGCAGTACCGCATCCGCATCCCCTATTGGAAGTACGTGGTCGACCTCTCCGGCAGCGCGGACACCAACTGGTTCACCGTCTTCGCCGAGGAGTGGCTCGTGCGGCAGGCCACGGCGATGGGCTTCGCGGCCGACCACGACGAGGACCGCGCCACCTACTGGATGCAGCTGGCCGGCGCCAAGTATCAGGAAGTCCTGAACATCGATAAGCGGCAGGCCATCTCCCAGGTGCAGAACCTCGTCCCCTACGGCGACGTCTGGGGCAACAAGAACATCAATACCCGCGCGTTCTTCCTCCGCTAGCCAGGGGCCGTTTTGGCCGCTATAATGGGCCTCCGCCCAGGAGACCCAATCCATGGCTACCCCGCCTTTCAATCCCAATGAGCTGCTGCCCGGCAACACCGATGTGGTGAGCCAGTACCCCGGCGTCGAGCGGACTTTCCGCGACATCGTGGAGAGCTGGATCCTTTTCGAGCACGGCCGCTCGGGCCACCACGCCATCCCGAACCTCGCCACCGCCAGCCGCGACTCGATCACGGACTGGGAGGTCGGCTCGCTCGTATACAACACGAGCCTCGGTAAGTTCCAGAGCACGATCTCGATTGACCCGGACGTCTGGGTCTCCATTGGCCCGGAGTTCCCCGCGGGCACCCGGATGCTCTTCCAGCAGACCTCCGTCCCCGCGGGATGGACGAAGGAGAGCAACGCCGCGTATGAGAACTCGGCTATCCGCTCGACCACCGGCGCCGTGGCCACGGGTGGCACCGCCGCCTTCACCACGGTGTTCGACGCGCGGACGATCCTCAAGGCCAACCTGCCGCTCTATAATCTCGACGTCACCGACCCCGGCCACGCCCACAACGACGATGTCGGGACGCCGCAGGGAGCCGACCCCGGCGGCGCAGGCCCGTACTTGCAGTCGGGGCTGGGCAGCGACACCGACAGCGCCGTCACTGGCATCACCGTTTCCTCAGGCGGCTCCGGCACGGCGATGGACTTCGACGTCAAGCACGTAGACGTGAGCGTAGGGATCAAGTCGTGATGATTATGAAGCCACCCGGCCCCGCAGGGCAGACCTGTCCGATCCGCGATGAGGACTGCGGGAAGGCGTGCCAGACCTGCATGTTCTGGATCGCCATGCCGATGAAGGACGGCCCGGAGTTCAACTGCGCCGTCAACTGGGCGGCCATCGCCGGCCCCAACCTCTCGCGCAGGCTGGAGGGCGTCCACGAGGCCGTCATCTCCCAGCGGGAGGTGCAGAACGGTTTCCACGAGTCGATCAAGAAGCTCATCGCCGTCCTGGGCCGCGTGATGATCCCCGCCTCGCGCCGCGAGCCGATCCAGCTGGAGAGCAGCGATGGCCCGAAGCTCATCGGTAGTTAACCCCAACCTCGGCCTCTACTACGGGCTGGACCCCCTGATGACCCCCGCGCGGGGCTTGCAGGATGGGCGCAACTTCCGTGTGCGCCAGGGGAAGCTCTCCAACATCAACCTCGGGTGGGAACTGCACTCCCAGCTGAACTTCGGCAACCCGATCATGATGATCGAGACGTTCACGCTGCGCTCGGGCCTTCAGCGGCAGATCATCGCCACCACGAAGGACATCTTCAACTACGACGCCGAGGCCGACACCGCCACCTATCTGAACCCCATCTGGAGCGCCGGCCGCGTCAACGTCGCCGCGGGGAACCCCGCGGTTGTCACCTCGGTGCCCCAGGGCCCCCTGCCCCTCCTCATGAGCGGGCCACCGACCGCCTTCGTCTTTGCCGGCATCCAACCGGGCGATCAGATCAGCTTCGGCGATGCGGACGAGCACGACCTGACCGCCACGTGGTATACGATTGCCTCGATCCAGAACCAGGGGCAGCTTACCCTGACGACCGCAGTAGCTGGCGCCCCGTTGACCAATCAGCTCTACACAATCCGGCGCCGCTTCACGGGCACCACGGAGAACATCTGGGACAGCGCCGTCTTTCTGGGCCCCGACGATGGGCAGGGCGGCGTGGGCGACGACCTCTTCTTCCTTACCAACGGAGTGGACTTCGTCCTCACCTGGGACGGGCTGGCCAGTTCGGTCATCTCCCATCCCGAGCTGGGCTTCACGTGCAAGAACCTCTTCACGTTCAAGAACATGATGCTCTACTCGAACCTCGTTATGAGCGGCGAGGCGCTTCCGGTTGATCTCATTAACAGTGACTTCTCCTTCCCGCTCAAGGCGGGCTTCACCGGAACGGGCGTCTCAGAGCAGTTCCGCGTCCACGACGGCGCCGACCCAATCATCGGCATGGAGGACATGGGCGACAATCTGGTCTTCTACTCCGAGCGCCACGTGACGATGTGTCAGTTCGTCGGCGACCCCTTCATCTTCATCTTCCGTGAGGCGGGTGAGGGCGTGGGGCCGATCTCCGGTCGGCTGATCGCCGACTTCGGCGACTACCATGAGTTCATCGGAAACGACTCGCAGTATCTCTTCGATGGGGTCACGCTGGCCCGCGTGAACCAGCAGGTCTGGCGCGAGGTCCTGCGCATCAGGGACGGAACGCGCAACCACCTCGGCTTCTGCCACTTCGACGAGGAGAACGGCGACCTCATCTGGGCGATCCCGCTCACCTCCGACGTGGGGCAAGGCGTGGCGACCAACCCGCCCGAGGAGGCCTTCGTCGAGCACTACCTGGAGGAGGTCGGGCAGAACACGCCCACCGCCTTCTCGCGCCGCGCGATGCCCTTCTCGGCCTCTGGGCTGGGCGTCACGGCGGGCAACCTCACCTGGGACGAGATGGTCGGCACCTGGGACCAGCAGGTCATCCTGTGGAGCGCCTCGCAGCTCTTCGCCGGGGGCCAGCTGAACCTCATGGGCAGCGTGAATGGGTTCCTCTATAAGATCAACACCGTTCAGACCGGCGCCGGGGCCCTCCTACCCTCCTTCGTGCGGTTCGGCCGACGCGCCTCCGTGGACGGCCGGCAGCGCGGGCTCCTCACCCGGCTCTACCCCTTCACGGAGCAGCTCACGCAGAACATCACCATCACCGTCCGCATGATGGACCACGCCTCCGGGCCAGCGACCACCGTGGACAATCAGACCTTCTCCACCGCCCTCCTGGAGGGGGTCCACTTCACCACCCACTATCGCAGGGGCCGCTACTTTGAGGTCGACATCTCGTCGACTGGCGTCCCGTGGTCCCTATCCGGCTACGACCTGGACATGAAGAGCGGAGGCAGACGATGACGGACAAGCGGAAGGAGAAGCAGGTTCTAGTCGCGATGGGGCGTCGCTTCGGCGCCTCGCCGCAGGCTCGCGCCCGGCTGATCGACTACGGGAGCCAGCAGGTCTGGATCGGCGTCTGCCGCAAGTGTCAGCGAAAGGTGAAGGGGCTCCCCGCGCAGCTGGCTAAGCACCAGTGCGAGGACTCCGATGGCTAACAAGGTCCCGATCACTCCCGGTGTGCCCAGAGGGCCAGCGCGCGACCAGCTGGCCGCCTTCGGCCGTGCGCTGGACGCCTCTAATCTCGCATCGCAACGAACGGGCGCCGAGCACGCGCAGCGCATTAACAACTCATTCCCGATGGACGGCACCGAGCGAATGGAGGCCCCGCTCCCGCTCCAGCGCCTGACCACGGCCGAGCTGCCCCCCGCGGCCGAGCACGGGGGCGACATGGCCTTCGACACCACGCGGAACCGCGTCGTGCAGTCCAACGGGGTGACCTGGGAGCCGATCCCGACGCCCGACGAGATTTCTCAGGCGGCCTTCGACGAGGTAACCGACGCGCTCACTCCGACCGACACCATCGAGGTCGTCGTCGTGGAGGAGCCGCCCGACATCCAGCTCCACGTGAAGGCAGAGTCGATCACCTCCGTCCATCTGGCGCCCAACTCCGTTGGCCCGGCCGAGCTGGCGCCCTCCGGAGTGGTCGCCGGGCAGTACACGAACCCCGATCTCGCGATTGACCAGGACGGGAGGATCACCGGCGCCATTGGCGGGGCCGCCACCGCCTTCGTCAGGCTCGGCGGGAATACGATCACCTCCTCCATCCCGACGTTGGATATCATCTTCGGCGCCTCCATCGTCGCCACGCCCTTCCGCCACATCATCATCATGCTCGGCGGCATCGTCCCAGTGACGGACGACGTCTCCTTCCACGCGCAGTTCTCCACCGATGGGGGCTCCGTCTTCGTCAACACCGGCTATAAGTACGCGTCCCTCATCACCGCGGACGACGGGACGGCGTTCAATCAGTTCAGCGCCGGCCTGGGCACCTCTTGGTTCCTCTCCTCCTCGGGGACCGCCACCACCATGGTGGGTAACCTCGCGCGTGAGGGTTGGAGCGGGATGTTTCACATCCAGAACTGGCAGAACACCGCGCTGAACCCCCGCATGACCTGGGATGGCGTCTACCACGCGGCGAACGCGGGCGAAGCCGCCATCAACGTGAGGGGCTCGGGCGGCCGAGCCACCGCCTCGGGGCTCAACGCGCTGCGCTTCTTCTTCTCCGGTGGCAACATCGCCTCCGGCATCTGGGACGTCTACGGGCTACGCTGATGTATAAGGGAACCCCATTCCGCGTACCGCCGCTCGCGAACAACATCATCATGGTGGACCGCGCGGACGGCACGCATTGGCAGCTCACGCACCGGCAGAGCGATGACCGCTTCGCCATCCGCGACGACCCGCTGCACCCGACGCTGCGCGGCCAGCTGTCCTTCTTCGGCCCTTATGAAGGGCCCTACCTCCAGGTGGCCTTCGACCTAGTGCGCCTCCTGATCCGCGATGGCCGCATCGGCTACGAGATGGTCACCGGCCGCGAGACCTATGACTCCGCTCGCGTGCTCACCCGCAGGGGCCCTGAGAAGACCTACGCGCTTGAGGTGATCCCCGCGGGATGGGCTCGCGAGGGCGATGTCCTCGGCTGGACTGTAGCAAGGGGGACTCCTTCCCTATGACCGAGTACCGTTTCCTCCGTGAGGGCGACCTGCTCGCCCATGTGAACGCCAGCCCGGCCCACCCGGCTAGTGCGATCTCATTCGACCCCACGGGGCTGGAGAACATCACGGCGAACAACGTCCAGGACGCGATTGAGGAGCTGGAGGGCAACACGCGCACCCGGCTGACCGACAACCTCTCGCTCTACCTCTCCCCACTTGGTAACGACACCACGGGAGACGGCTCGCTCGCCAACCCCTGGCGCCACCCGCAGAAGGCCGCCGACTTCATCGCCGAGCAGCTGGACCTATCCGACTTCCAGGTCCGCATCAACATGGCGGACGGCTCCTACAACGGCGTCTATAATCGCGCTTACTTCGGCGGCGGCGAGGTCTACTGGCGGGGTAATAAGCTGGTCCCCGGCAACGTCATCATGGGCAACGCCCTTTCCCATCCCGCTGGCTTCGTCCTGGGGTCGATGAACCTGCTGGAGCGCACGACCACTGAGGTCTCCTTCAACGGCATCCGGCTAGAGCCGGACAACCGTCCCGCCATCGACGCCGATCCCTCTACCTGCGGCGACAACTCCCTCAACCTAATCGACTCCGACCTGGACGATCCGGACTACATCGCCTGCTGCGAGATCGCCGGCGTCCAGGCCAATAGCACCTGCATCTTCGGCAACTTCTTCGACGGCGGCTTCACCCCCACCATCCCGTCCATCGTCGTTGACGGCTCCGAGCTGGTCAACGCGGGCGCCCTGATGCACACCCTCCATAAGGGGGTCATGTTCCTGGGTTCGACCATCCGCATCGACGACAGCCCGTCCTTCAGCAACGCCGTCATGATCGCCTCACAGGATGGCTTCATCAGCGACTTCGCCACTTGGTCGGGCGCCGGGGCGAACGGCCGTCGCTGGCTAGTCGCCGCGGGCGGCATCTTCCAGGCGGGCAACGGCCTGGCCGGGAGCCCCGGCACCGTCGAGGGCACGATTCATCCAGGAGGCATCGTCCAGTACACGGGCAGCGACGGCGTCTTCTTCGAAACTTTCCGCGACAACCGGCACTGCGCTACCGTGGCTGGCGGCGCGACTCAGCTCACTAACGTCCAGTCGTGCCGGCACATCGACAACATCGGCGCAGGCTCGCGCGCCGACATCACCCTCCCGGAGTGCCAGGAGGACACGGAGTTCACCTTCATCGTCGCAAGCGCCAATGGCATCCGGATCATCGCGAAGGCGGGCGACACCATCCGCGTCAAGGGCACGATCACGGCGAGCGGCGGCAACATCGAGTCCCTCGTCGTCGGCTCCGTCATCCGGCTGAAGGGGACCTCCTCCAACGAGTGGGTGGCTAACTTCGCCCTCGGCGCCTGGGGCAGCGCCAACCTGATCGACGCCGTCACAGAAATCTCCGGGCTCCAGGAGGCCGTCGAGGACATCATCGGCGCGATCCTGGACGACGACCTGGGCGACCTCGACTGGACCTATAACGACGGCGCGAACACGCTATCCGGAGCCGTGAAGGCCTCGCGCTTCTCCACACCCGGCCCTATCGGCGACAGCGCGGCAAGCACCGGCGCCTTCACGACGCTGGCTGCCTCGGGCCTCATCAGCGCGAACGGCGGGCAGATTAAGTTCCCCGCCTCGCAGGCCGCCTCGGCCGACGCTAATACGCTGGATGACTACGAGGAGGGCACGTGGACGCCGGTCTTCACCTTCGCCACCCCGGGCGACCTCAACGTCGCCTATTCGACCCAGCTGGGCAACTACACGAAGGTGGGCCGTCTCGTCACCGTGATGTGTACGATCTCCCTCGGGACGTTCACCCACACTACGGCGGCGGGCGGAGCGCAGATCACCGGATTGCCCTTCACATCTGCGAACGATTCGCAGAACGCCGTGGGCTCCACGGCCTGGCAGGGCATCACCAAGGCCAACTACACCCAGATCGGCGGCTTCGTGGTCGCGAACGACAATAAGCTGCTCTTCTACGGCTTCGGTTCGGGGCAGGCCCTGTCCCAGATCGTCGCCGCGGACATGCCTACAGGCGGTCAGCCCTTCCTGGGTTGTACCATCAGCTACTACGTCTGAGGGTTGCCGCTAGGCCACCTATGCGGTAGAATGCCCCACAAGGAGGCCCAGATGCCCACTTTCGCCACAATGTCGCCTAAGTACACGGAATGGCTCAAACGGGCCGTCGTCCGCCCCCAATGGCAGGGCGCCATCGAGCGCGCCGCCAAGAAGTGCGTCGCCGGAATGGCCCGCTATAAGGCCGTGGAGTCCCAAACGGGCGTCCCCTGGGCCTGGATCGCCGCCGCGCACATGCGGGAGAGCGGGAACGACTTCCGCGGCGTCCTGCACAACGGCGAGCACATCATCGGGACGGGCCGGAAGACCCGCCTCGTCCCCTCTGGCCACGGGCCGTTCGACACCTGGGAAGGGGCCGCCATCCACGCGCTGAAGCTGAAGAACCTCGACGCCGGCGACTTCAAAACGATGGAGGACCACTGCTGGCAGTGGGAACGCTTCAACGGCTTCGGCTACGCGGACATGGGGCGCCCGTCGCCCTACGTGTGGTCCGGGACGAACATCTACTCCCAAGGCAAGTACGTGAGGGATGGTGTATACTCCAGTTCTACTGTCGATCAACAGCTGGGTTGCTACGCGGTTTACTTGCGGACGCTGGAGATGGCTGGCGAGGGTAATGTCCGCAGCTCTTCCAGGAAGCTCGGCCTGTTGGCCAAGGCCCGGACTACCATCCGGGTCGGGCTCACCGCCGCTGGCGGCCTCTTCACCGCCGACTCCTTCGGCGTCGTGAAGGAGTGGTTCGGCACCGCTTCAGGCATCATGACTGCCACCAACCTGGTGACCATCGTGGTGATCGCTGGCGCCGCCTGGTGGCTCATCAACGTCCTCGACAAGCTGATGATGGAGGACCACGCGGACGGCCGCTGGACCCCCAGCGGCAACGGTAACCCCACGGAGGGCGCCCCGCCTCTCAAGACGGAGGAGAAGGTAGATGGAACTCCTTAACACTTGGTTGGCATACCTCGGCCTCGGCGGCCTGGGGCTCGGCGCCATGCTCGGTGCCGCGTGGTTCTTCGGGCTCATGCCCGTTGTTGGCGCTGTCGCCAATGTCCTCGCGGCTGTGCTCGGCCCGATCCTCAAGGCCGTCGTCGAGGGGGTCATCTGGACGTGGCAGAACGTGCTCTGGCCCGGCCTCCGGGACATCCTGGACGACTGGGTGACCATCGTGACTGTCCTGCTCATGGGGTTTCTCCTCTGGTCCATCCTGCTGGCTCGTTTCGAGGTCCAGGAGTCCCGATTGGAGCGTCAGGTTGCCGCCTGTAAGGTGGAGTTGAAGAAGAGGCCTCCAGCGCCTAGACGGGCCCCGGAGCCGCAGTTCAGATGGCCATGGGAGTGACAGATGGAGACGGGAAGGATCGAGAACCCCCTCGCATTGGGGTTCAAGCAGGTGCAGAAGTGGCTGGAGAAGTGGACCCCCGACCCGAGCCTCTGGCTCAAGTTGGCGGCTCAAATCAGCGACGGAACGGCGGTCGTGTTTGCAGCTGGGCCGACGAAGGCGGAAGTGGATGGCCTGCTCATCCTGGGGCTCCCTGGTTCTGGGATTAGCGACCGGGCCCAGGTGATCGGGGCGCCCCACAATGGCTCCCAGGGGGTCCGGAATGCGCTGATTGGGGCCCTACTGGCCTTCTGCCGGGAGAAGGGCTATGATAGCGTCGTTTCGATCAACGAAACGGGGCATGCTGACGAGGTCTGGTTAAGGGGCTTCGGTAAGGATATCCCGCATAAGCGGATCGCAAGCGTCTACGAGTTTGATATGAGGACGAGAGATGTCCAAGGGCATGAACTACCTCTTCGGAGGCGGCGAGAGCAAGTCGCAGTCGACGTCGAACCCAATCGACATGAACCCGTTCAAGGACCTGCGGGCGGGGTTCGGTCAGAAACTGCAAGAACTCTTCATGAGCGGTGGCGGCCCGGAGTACAAAGGCCCGTTCGCCGCGGGGATGACGGACGCCGAAGGGCGAGCCCTCCAGGGCTCTGAGGCCATCGCCTTCGACCCCGCTCGCCGTGAGCTGCTCGACACCACCCTCCGTGGCGGCTTCCTCCCCGGCCAGCCCGGCGCGAACCCCTTCCTCCAGGCCTCCATCGAGGCGGCCCAACGCAACCTCCTTGAGCAGGGCCAGCGGCTGACCGGACGCCAGCTGCCCTCCCAGGCCGTCCTAGCCGGCCACCGGCCGAGCCCAGGCGGCTCCTCTGCGTTTGACCGCGCCAGGAGCGTGGCTGAGGTCGGCGTCATGGACCGGATGAAGGACATCAGCACGCAGATGCAGCAACAGGCCTATGAGAGCGAGCGCGGCCGGCAGACCCAGGCTATCGCCCTATCCCAGCAGGAGATGGAGACGATGACCAAGAACCTCCAGAACCAGGGGCTCCCGCGGCTGATCGCCGACCTCGGCATCGAGCGCGGCCGTGCGCAGTTCAACCTCCGCTCCGAGGCCCTCTTCAAGGCCATCGCAATGGCTGGCCAGTTCCTGATGCCGAACATCGCGAACGTCCAGCAGTCCACGTCCAAGAGCTACCAGAGCAAGGGCGTCGTTCCCGGCGTCGCCGAAGCGACCAAGGCCTTCTTCCCGGGGGGTATCTAAGTCATGGCTGACAATCCCTTCGCCTCGATCATGGAGTTCTTCGGCCTCTCCTCTCCGGAGGAGGAGCCGGAGCGCACCGCTATGGGCACCCAGACGAGCGCCATCTCGCAGCCCCGCGGCGTCGCCCCGGGCGACACCTTCATGCCTCCGTCCTACATGCCGCAACGTCCCGCTGCGCCGCAGGGAACCATTACGGGTCTTATTGATCGCATGAACAACGTGCCGACGCAGTGGCAACTTGAAAAGAGGGAATTGGAGCGCACGCACCAGCGCACGCGAGCCGAGGAGCAGCAGAAGAACGAGGCCACCAATGAGATCATGCAGGAGGCCACCCGCATCCGCGATGAGAACTCCAACCTCCCGCCCGATCAGGTCTTCAAGCTGATCCTCCAGGGCGACTCATTCAAGAAGAACGCGCTCCGCATCCCCGCGCCCGACATGATGAAGATGGTCCAGGGCGTCCTTGAGGCCACGCAGCCGAAGCCTCCCGACGTCGTCAACATGGCGCCGGGCCAGACGCAGATGCGCCTCGACCCCTACACGAAGCAGCCGATTGCTCCGGCCCCCGGCGCCGCCCCAGGAACGCCCGGCGCGCAGCCCGGCCACCCTATCAGCTCACCGCCCGTCCATACCCAGGAGGACGAGTACTACCTGAACCGGACCCCCGAGCAGCGCGAAATCCTACTCCAGCGCGATCAGGCCAAGCGGGCCGCCGCGCAGGGCACCGATCAGGCCCGCGCCCTGGACGAGATGGAGCGCCGGGGCATGATTACCCGCGAGGACGCCCTGCGTCTCCGCGGCCGCACGCTGACCGCCACCTCGATCATGGGGGCCGATGGCGCCCCGATGACCTCGTGGTGGGACCGCTCGCAGCCCGACGCCAATGGCATGCCGAAGTTCATCGGCTCGACCGCCGGCCACCGCGGCAC